AAGAACCGAAAGAATCGGTTCTTTTTTAAAATGGTACTCCCAGGGGAATTCGAATCCCCGTCGCCTCCGTGAAAGGGAAGTGTCCTAGGCCTCTAGACGATGGGAGCTTGACATAAGAATAGTGTATCAAAACAAGATTTATTGTCAAGGCGTTTTATTCCTACCTATTAGAGGTTTGAACACCTGAAAGTATTTAAATATATGAGTGTACGTGTAAAATTTAAATTTTTCTCACAGCCATAAAGTCTCAAATATAGCGAGTTATTTTTGGCGTGTAATGATAGTTTATATTTGGGAATTGACAACCTTAAAAAATAACTGGAAACTAAACGAGACATGATTATGTGCATAGCACTATTTTATGCGCCAGTAAAATTCTGTAAGATAACTAGCGGCATCAAAAGGATGTTCCAGGAATTTATAATCTTTGTTGGATTTGATTTGGGTGAAGGTTGGGACATCAACGATGCTTGTTCCTTCTTTGAAAGAAAGGTTATAAATATTATAGAGGAGTTTTTTACACCTACGAGGGTCAATATATAAATGACATTCCCCATTTGAATTTTTAACCCTTGCATTAAACGCCTGAATCCGAGAAAGAATTGGAGGGTTATATGGGCGAAGCCTAAATTTCACATCATAACCATGGCTTTTCAGAGTTTGTCTTATTATTGCATAATTTGTGTATTCACTCTGAGTTGAGCGGTTGTCACCTGAGGCATCACCGTTTACTATAATCTCTGCTTTATGGTTGGGGAACCTATTAACAAATTCATTTATACACTGTTGAGTTGTAGTATTTTCAACTGCAATTTCATCAAAATAATAAACATTTTCTTTATCAGTATAGGCAATTTCCCAGCACATAGGATCAACGTTAAAGTCACAAGTAAGGTGAAGTGGTAAATCAGGGTTATATTTTAAATTAATAATATTTTTATCAGAAAACCCTTTTACTACAAGCCCACTAGAATAGTCACCGAATTCACCTAAAACATTTATTTTATAATATTCTTCATCATAATTTTCTTTTAGGGATTCAACAAAATGCGATGGGAGGAAAGTATTATCCGTAGTTGGGGCTAAAATCAAACGATAATTAAATTTTTTATCTTCTACAAATCTTTGCCAAATCCAATCTTTAGAAGATTGAGGATTTGTATGTCCAAAGAGTCTGTATCTAAAATCAACCCAATCATCACGGCGGTAAGTATTTCTAAGCCGACCTAGAAGTTGCTTAAAAGAAGCGTCATCTATCTGTGAAGCTTCTTCTATTTCAGCCCAGTGCAGGTTTAGAGATTTAAATCGTTCAGCATCATCAAGCTGAGAAAATAGGATTTCAGAACCATTTTGAAATTTAATTACTTTATCAACTTTATTGTAGAAGAAGTCTTTATCTTCCCTAAAAGAAAGGTTTTCAAGATGTTCCAAATAAGACACGAGAGTAGTTTTTCTAACAAGTTCATATTCTTTCGCTCCAACTAACCCACGAGACCCAGGGTATTTTATAGCAAGTAATACCCCCAAAAGAGAGCCACACCAAGTTTTTCCACTACCATAACCCCCTTGATATATTGCTACATCGAGGGGGTCATTATGAGGAATTTCAATAAATTCTTTTTGTTTAATAAGTAATTTATAATTAACCATTATTCTGTCAAGCCATCAACCTTCTTTTTCAATAATTCATAAATAATTTGTGTAAGTGTAGGTTCAAATTTAATTAATAATTGGACTAAAAATGAAACGATAGTATTATTTGAGATAAAATATTTTGCTATATATTCAATAACGGCATTATCGACATTCGTTTTTTTAGCTGCACCTAACAAATCTTTTTCATCTACATATTTAACTATCATTTTTTTAGCGAATTCACAAAGATTCAAGAAATTCTCTTTAGTGAATATTTTTTGTACGCTCGTTTTGTAAGTAAGAAGTGAAAACATAATAATCTCCTTTCATGTTTTAAAATCTAAACTGAATAAAAAACGCTTTGATTTTATCTTTAAAAATAAAGAAACTTTCAAAACGTTTTTCTTCTTTTTTATGTATACCAATATCAGGCAAATCTTTTTTATCAAAAGATTTGCCTTTGTATATTTCTGGCATAATTAAACCGTAACGGTTGGGATATCGAGTGAATAATCAACCACAATCGCATTGACTTCATCTATAGAAGTTGCCTTTTCAACCAAGTTTTTAAAATATGGTTGTTTTTCTAACCAAATTTTAGAACTAAATTCAGCAAATAAACCTGATAGATTGTATGCATCATCTTTTTTAATAATGAATTGGGTATCATCTTTAGCTGACCAAATATATTGAGTAATTTTTTCAGCATTAAACATATTAATTAGCCCGTTAATTTTACCAATATTTTTGTCAGAAGTTTCTATTTGAACCATTATAGAATTACCATCTGTATTGATTCCTGTATAAAAAATTGAGCCATTGTTTTCATAGTCATAGGCTTTTGCATTTGCTTCTGTAAGCTTCTCATTTTTAATGTTTGCTAATAATTCATCTGATATATCCTCAGCAAAAACAAATTTATTATTATATTCTACAATTTTTTTATCAGTATCTTTTATTTCAAACCCTTTGTACTGTGGCATGAAATTTAGAGTAGTGCATAATTTATTTTCGTCCGAATCAAACAACACAATATTGTCTTGTTCATCTTGTATATAATAATTAACCATTATGGTTTACTCCCTTCAGCATAAATAAAATAAAAAAGATTAACTAGAACACTTGCTTGGCTATATACAGATATATATTGCCCTTTTTTAATCGGTATTTGAATACCACCCAATAGTATTCCCACACCGCCACAATTATATCTAGACAATAAAACACCAGTTGATGTATAAACATTTATATAAGCATTTATATTTGTAGTTACGTTATTATGAGTAGTGATTATACTAAAGTAACCATCTGCTGGGGCTGTATAATTACTCCCGCTAGCCCAAACCAATGCTGAATATATATCACTAGGCATAGCATTATGAGCTATTGCTATCTTTCCAGGAGATGATAAATTATCTAAAGTATTATTTGCTTTCCCAGCTAAACTTGTTGCCCAATTAGACCAATCCATTTGAGAGCTATTTAAAGTTCCATTTGCAACTACGACAAAATAACGTAAAGCAACTGCATTTGGTTGAACTGTTGTTGAATTTCCATAAATACTACTAGATTGCGAGGCATCCAATGATAAGTCGTTTGCTGACCCACTAGCCCCAGCCCAATATTGAGTTTTAACTGCTCCTTTAACGAAAGCTCCCGTGACTGAACCAGCCGCCTGAATTAAACCTATCGTTGGGTAAGTGCTTGCTGTACCAGTAATATTAGGTAATCCTGCATTATAGGATTTCCCTAATTCACTATCTGATTTTGCTTGTTGAATAAAAGAACCATCTTTTATGGTTGGAGTTTTAAATTTTTGGGTTGTTGTATCAATTGCAAATTTAGAACAACTACCATAAGTAGTTATTGAATTTGCATAAGCAGTATATGAACAGGTTAATAACTTCGCAGGAGAGCTAGTTAAATAGTTTGTCACTAAACTACTGAATTGAGAAAACGCATATTCTGCACCATCACAAGGTAGACAGCCATCTGGAATATAACTAGCAGTACACATTACAGAAACAACTGCGCCAATAATCTTTAATTTGCCATTACCTGCATCAGATAAATTAGATAAATCTTTATTAGCGGCCATAGATGTTATTACAACTTTTGCAGGATCTGTAATATTAGAAAAATCTTTATCTGCTTTTAAATCCATCGAAGTCTTCAAATCAGTTTGAGTTGTTATATCACCATCAATATTTCCCCAAATTGCAGAAATATTTGTATTAGATACTACATTGTTTTCTATTGATATTCCGTCTCCTGCTATATAAGTTGTGTTTGGTTTATTTTGAATATATGCTTGCGAATTAGAATCTGTTTCCGTCCAATTTGTTTGGAGCTCCTTAGAACAAGTTTGAGCGACTTCAGAATATTGTTTTGCAGAATTAGCACTTTCGATAGCGCTATCTGCTGATTGTTTTGAAACATCAGAATAATATTGAGCCTCTGAATTTGTCATAGAGACAGCAACAGATTTATTTTTAGATGAAACAGAAATATTATCAGATGTCGGAATCGTTGAGACTGATACAATATTAGAGTCCTCATTTATTGATACTTTTACCATAATTAAGCCCCTTCTACACGTTTAGGGTAAACTATAATTTGATTAAGAGTCCCATAATCTCCATTTGCTATGATTAATGTGTCCTCTGAATTCAAACTTGTTGAACAACATTTAATTCCATAGTTATATATTTCAAAATCTTTATTTGCAGGAACAGTAAGCATATTAGTAAAATCAGATGTTAAAATAAAAGTTACAGTATCTGCAAAATTGGATTTAATAGTCAATTCTTTAGTTATTGGATTTCTTTTTGTATCTTGGATAGCTAAATAAACATCATAATTAACCTTATTATTCAATCCGGATATGACAAGTTGTCCACTATCTCCCTGAATCATTGTTATTGTTCCATTTTCATCAATAGATAAAGCCATAATTATAACTCCTTTAACTGTTGTCTAAGTTCGAGAATTTGTTCATTGTAATATTCAAGCCAAGTTTGGCCTGATTCGGTTTTAGTGTCAGGTTCACAAATCGCACGAACACGTTTCAAATCAATATCATTTATTTGAGATAATATTGCGTTCTTTTTGTTTTCTTTTTCTTTTTGAGCTTGTTGTGATTTATATTCTTCTGTATTTTGATATTGAGAATATAGCAGAGTATTCATAGCTAAAGGCTCAAGATTATTAATAGTAAAAATTTCATTAGTAACAACATTTATTGCTTGTTGTCCCCTATTATCTTCAATTTGATTCCATGTTTCACCATCAAAAATCAGTGCAAACCCTTCTTTTTTTTCTAAGGGTGCAACTGTTGTAGCGCATGCAGGAATAAGATATTCACCTTCTTTTTTAGGGTTTTTTTGAGGAGCAGATTCTCCTGTATATTCTTTTGTCTCTTTATCATAGTTATAAACTAACATAGTCATCCTTTCATATTTAATATTTGATTACAAAATTAGTTACTAATGCTGGTGGTTGAACAGTCTTACAACTATCATTGTAAATATCATTTGACAATGAAGCATTGAACCCAAACAAATTAGATTTAGCAGCTGCACCATCAAAAGTGTTATAACCGCTTTTATAATAAAAGGCCCCACTTTCACCACGATAAGTGCCACCAATTGTACCTGTGATATTCGGCAATGCAGCTTTTAAAGTTTCACCAAGAGTCGTCGAACTACTAATCCCAAATAATGTTTTATCTCTTAAGTCAGGGATATTAAACTTAGTGCTATCCGTTTGACCATAAGTTTTACCTATGATGCTATATAAAGCCCCATAATCTGCTATCAAAATTTCAGAACCATCACATAATAAAAATCCGGTTGGAATTACTTTGTCTTGTATTGGTATAATTGCTCCCGTAGGGATAAATGAATCTTTGCAGTCCAAAAGATCGTTTATACTATTGTTTAATGTTGCAACTGTTGATGAATAACCAGATGTTTCAGAAGTAATCAGTGCTGATAATTCAGTTAGCTTATCCTGAAGATATTGAAAATTACCATTTAATGTCGCTGAAGAGGCTAGAGAACCATATTCAATTTCCGTTAAAGTCATATTTAGTCCTTTCATTTATTATTACTTCGTAGATTTTATCTACCTTTTTTTGCATATCACTTATTTGCTCTTTTGTTGCCAAATTTTCGGCTTTGGTAACATACCTGTTTTCGACCTCTTCTATAATTTGCCTGTGCGTAATTTCAAGCTGTTGCGGAGTAACGAAAATGTTGTATTGAAAAAATAAAGCTGCGACCACAAATATTGTAGGGGCGTATTTTTGTAAAAAATCTTTGTCCATAGGGAACCTTTCTAAAATAAAAACCAATGTAACCCACTATTGGCACTGGTTTTAAAATAAACAGTTAAGAAATGTAACACAATCCCAAAAAGATGTTATAAAAAAAGCAAGTTTCTGAGATATAGATACTTTATATATACATAAGAGATAACTAAGAAGAGTCCCAATCAAGTCCACTAAAAGATTTAACAGGAGAGCATCAAATGTCATTATTATTTGCAAATATTGCAGAAGAATATGTAGCACACTCAAGTGATAAAGAAGAACAATTATCAAGTAGAGTGAACGATTTATTTGATGAGATTGAAAATGGAACAACAGGTACAAGAGAAGCTTCTGGAATGTTACCTCAACAAATGTTTGTAACAAGTGTTGCAAGTGAGTATTATCAAAAATCAATAGAGGAAATCAACGATACATCAATCGGAAACAAAGCAGTCAGAAGAAAGAATTTCCAACAAATAATGAAAGAATCCTTCTTCTACGGCGCAAACAGATTTGG